AGTCACTGAGTGGGGTGCAGTCGAGTGGGAAAACGGATGGCGGCACAGGCTCTAACATGTTTGGGCAACTTTTGACTTGGATGCAGGAGTCGAAAGCGAAACATTATATAGTTGCAACTTGTAATGATATTGAGGAGCTTTTTACCCTTAGTCAGGGCGCGCTTATTCGCCGGTTTGATGATATTTTCTTTGTGGATCTGCCAAGTGCAAGCGAGCGAGCGGAGATATATCAAATCATGCTTGCACGGTATAAGGTAAGCGATCCGGCATTGCTGGCGCTGGATATGGGGGAGTTGGGAAGTGAGTGGACAGGCGCGGAAATTGAGAAGTTTGTGAAGAATGCTATGTATGACGGGCTCGGGGTGGCGCTGGCGAACGTGCGACCAATTGCTCAGCAGAACCGGGAGAGGATAGCGAAGGCAAGGGAGTGGGCGCGGTATAATGCGATTGCTGCAAATGGGGATGGGGCGATTGAGCAGGTAAAAGGAAGACAAATAAAAGGGGCAGGGGTATGAGGATTAGTAAAGAGGAATTACTGAGACAAGGGGATATTGCAGCGGCGGGCATGTTGGATGCAGCAAGTAAGAATGATGTAATTATACTCGGGGAGGTGCACCCTTTTACATTCGCGGCAAGTGTAATGCTGTCACTTGTGTTGATGATTGCAGATTTGGGGAGTTTAGAGCGGGCGGTTGAATTGCTTGAAACTATTAAGGGTGATTTGATGGAAGGACAAATAAATAAAGGGGAGGTGCAGTGATATGACAATGCAAGCGGAGAATATTTTTGACAAGGGGTGTTTGGTTCAATTGACTATTAGTGTGTGGGGCGGAGCGAAGAAGATTGATGAGGCGAAGGCGAAGGCGGCGCTCGGGAGTGAGTGGGCGCGGGCGAGGAAGGCGCTGATTGACCCTGAGGCACTGAAACCGATAGGGAGGGCGCGGAATGAGGCCCGGGTTTTCTTGCGAGCACGGTCATTGCCTTTTCCCATCCATGGGGTGATGTTTGTCCCGTTCGAGTCGGTGGGCCGGATAGATGAGCGGTTGCAGGAGATGAAGGCAGGATTTGAAGTGGCTTGTGCTGCTTTCTATCAGGTGTACGGTCAATTGAGGGAGGATGCCCGGTCAATGCTTGGAGAATTGTATGATGAAAGCGACTACCCGGCGGATATCAGCCAATTTTTCGCCTTTGACTGGCGTTTTATTACGATGCAGGCACCGGGCGCGAATAATGTGCTTGATCCGGCCCTCGTGGAGAGGGAACAGGCGAAATTTATAAATACGATGGAGGAGGCAAGAGAGATGGGCGTTCGAGCGCTTCGTGAGGAGATGGCCGGATTGCTGAAGAATTGTGTTGATCGGCTAAGCGAGCCGGGCGCCGATGGGAAGAAGAAGATATTTCGTGATTCGATGGTCGGGAATTTCTTCGAATTTTTTGAAACTTTTAAAGAGCGGAATATTTTTGCTGATGCGGAGTTGTCTGCATTGTGCGAGTCGGCTAAGGCGGTGCTGGGTGGCGTGAAGCCGGAAGATCTACGGGGGGATGACGGGCTGAGGGAGACAGTCCGGGCGAATATGGCGACACTTGCCGGGGTACTGGATAATGCAATAGTGGCAATGCCAGGGCGAAGAGTGAAGATGGAGGATTGATCGGGCAGGGTGAGGGGAGCGCTTGTCAAAGGGATAGGCGCTCTTTTTTAAATTATAACGAATGGTGAGGATAAAGAGATGATAATAAGTCCGGACAATGCGGTAGTAGGGATGGCGGCGGCGAAGGGGAATGATAGCGCGTTTGAATTGCGTGCGGTTAAAGTAGATCCGGCGGAGAGTATGATCTATGGGAGTAATGGGCATTGTTTGTATTGGTCGAGGTTGGAGCATACAGATGATGAGTTCCCGGATTGTGCGATTGCCGGCGCGGTGGCGAGTAAAGAGTGTGTGCTGATTCCGGCGGATAAATTAGAGAAGGCGTTTGCTAGTGTGGCATCGAAAAGTGTTATGCTGATATTGCAGTGCGTTCAGGTGTTGACGGATGAGACGCATCATCATCTGGTGACAACGGATTGCGATACCGTGCAGGATATGAAGGTGAAGCACTGTGAGTATGGGGATTGGCCAGCCGTTAAGCAGATACGGCAGGCGGTGGAGGTCGAGCGCGAGAAGGGTCATACGGGGGTGGTGGGAATCTCCCTTGAGGAGTTAGAGCGCTTGGTCAAGATGACGAAGAAGCTGAGCAAGGGGGAGAAGATGGCGGTGGTTGAATTGGAAATAAATATGATTGATATGGAGCAGAATCCGATCGGTGTCAAGCTGAGACATCGGGATGATTTCGGGGGGCTGATTATGCCTTGTCTGGTGGGGGGTTGATGGTAATGTCAAGTGTGATACCATTTGAGCGGTATAGTGATGTACCGATACTGACGGATCTGGATACATTGTTGACGGGTGGGGAGAGTTGGCCGATTATTGGGGATCTGCTTACGGCGGCGGATTGTCGGCAGGTGGTGGCGCGTTTCACGAGTCTGTCCCGGTATGGTGATTGCTTCGAAAAAGCGAGGATTGCTCAGGACTGTTTGCGGTGGGCGGACTTTATGCTGGTAGCCGGCGAAATGCGCGTAGTCAGTGCGGACGGCGCAGGTTGCTACGGATTTGACTTCAATCCACCAGTGGAGTGTCATTGTTGGCTGACGGATCAGAAGGGGAGGGTGATTGACTTTGCGCTCCCTGGTGTAATTGAGACAGGTCTGAAGACATGTGACCAGGTGGGGCCGATATTAGTTGGGAGGGTGCCGGCGGTGCTTGCCGGAATTACACCAAGTTGGCTACGATATGGGGTAAAAGTGAGGTTAGCGCGGTGAGTTGATATGGTGAGTAGTAGTAGGTGACGGTCGGGTAAACTGGCTCTAGGTGGGTGATTTCATTGTTAAATAATTTTTCTTATTTGGATGAAATAAAAAGGTTGACTGTTTTTTGATAGAAATGTTAGAATTGTTTCACTTGTTTAGCTTTGTGGATGATTATTACTTAGATGGGAGGTGAGATAGAGCAGATGGCAGATAGAGAGCAGAAAATACAATGGAGCACAAGAGGGATGTTGGTGAGGCATCATACGTTGATGCGGCGGCTCGCGGCAGACAAAAGAACGACGATGGAAGAGGTACACAATCGGGCGCTTGAGATTGGGCTGGGGGTGATTGAGCGGGAGGTATTTGAGCAATTGGTGAGTGAGGAGGTGGGGGGATGATTCAGGTAGATAATACACTATTATGTGATGTCGCCAAATGTGACGCCGCCGGGATTGCTCGTCATGTCTTGCACCTACGCGGCACCGGCGAGAAGGTCGCGGCGGATATCGGGAACTGCTTCCATGCGGGACTGGAGCAGCATTTCAGGGGTGCCGGTAAAGAGCAGGTGCTGGTAGCATTCCGGGCCGAGCATGCGAAGTTATTCCCGGCGCAACTCCAACCGGAAGAGGATCGCTTCACGCTGGAAAACTGCCTACGCATAATGGGCCGATATTGTGACACGAGGCCCGTCGAGCGATTCCCGTTTGTGCCGGTTTCATTTGAGCAGACGGTCGGTTTTCCACTCGCGGAGGACATAACGTTCTATGTGAAAAGGGACTTGCTCGTGCAGGATAAGGTCAGCGGCTTGAGTGCGCCCCTGGATCATAAAACGACACGTACAATCAGCGAGTGGTGGTCCGGGAAGTATCGGATGACGAGTCAGATGAGCGGCTACGTGTGGGCCGGCCAACAGGAAACGGGCCAGCCGATGGGGGAGTGCTATGTGAATGCTCTGGAGGTGATGAAGGTGCCCAATAGCACGAGAAAGTGCACGACGCATAAGGTGCCCTATGCGGAATGCGGAATTGAACATGTTAAGTTTGAGTTGCTTGTATATGCTCGAAGCCCGGAGATGATCGCACGGTGGAAGGAGGATGCGATTTTGTTGGCCGGGCAATTCGCTCTCCTGCAGAAAGCATTTCCATCGGTGGAATATCTTCCGTATGCAAGACGAAATGGGGCATTCAATGACGGGTGTACATTTTGCGAGTTCAAGAAGTGGTGTGCGGTTGGGTTCGATGCTGGGATGGTGAGTGGGCTGGTAGAGTATGAGCGGTGGGAACCGTGGGCGGTTGGGCAAGGGCAGGATGGGCCGGTGCCGGCAGGCGAATTGCCCTACTGATACAAGCAGCTGGTGCCGGGTAGCGCCGGGTGGATGGATTATTGGCGGGCGTGGCCGAGCAGGCAGGGGGAGATGTTGGAGTGGCGAAATCAAATAGGGGGTAAGCTGAAATGTGGGAAGTAAGAGAGGATGTGGTGAAAGACCGCAAGGGGAATGCTTTGGTTATCTTTTGGCGTATTGAAACGTCAAGCAATAAAAGAAATTTCACGTCATTATCTGAACAAGATGCCAGGTGGTTAGTTGAGGTATTGAATGTTCACAATGATAAAGGGAAATAGGTGAGTTATGATCCGTTTGATTTTAAAATGTAAAAGTTGTGGGGAGGAATTGGAGAAAAGCATGCCAGCAATAAATAGCACAAGTGACATGGTGTTGATTGTGAAGGTGTGTGAGAGGTGTGAGATTTCGCAGGATGCTTATGAGGAGGTGATGGGGGAGTTGCAGGATTTGCAGCAGCTACTGGCAGAGAAAGAGCAACGGATCGCCGATCTGGAAGCTAAAATTGAACTAGAACTAGGAGGTGTCGCGTGACAGAGCAGACAGGACAAATAGCAGCAAATAGACCACCTCTTCACCTATTGTTGATGGGTGAGTCAGGATCTGGAAAGGATACCTTCGCCGCAACCTGGCCAAAGCCGATGCTGGTTTGGCACCTGGACGGGTATGGGCAAGAGATGCCTTATATGAAGGGGGCCACTAGTGTCAGCGAGATCCAACAGTATCAGCTCGGTAATAGTGGCTTGATGATTCCGTATCGGGATATTGTGCGGCCGGACGGATTCGTGCGGATTGAGTATTATAGTAGTGATAACCCGGAGATGCCGAATGCTGTTGCGATGCTGACGGCAAGGATGTCGTATTTTGCAGGTGAGGTCAGTCAGTGGAAGACGCTTGCAGTCGGGAGCCTGAGCAGTATTTCGTTGGAAGCCCGCCTATATGAGCAATTTGTGCTGAATCCGCAATATAAGGACCCGCGAAAGTGGTTTGGGGCAGCGGCGGACATGCTGGAGCGGTTGATCGCCTTGCAGAAGGGCTTTCCAATTAATGTCGTCATGATGTGTCATGTGGCGCGGCAGATGGATGAGGTGGATGGTACGATGCTGTATACGCCTGATCTGCCTGGGCGATTATCATACGGTGCGGCAAGGTATTTCAATGAAATGTATCGTATGTATGTTGCACGGTTGCCGGACGGGAAAACACAACGGGCTCTACAGACGGATAATGATGGGAAATATCAAGCGAAGACGCATATTGATGCTCCAAGCCCTTGTTGGCCAACTTATGATTCATTATGGGTAAATTGGCGGTAGGAGCTTTTGTTGGAGTTGAAACCGGGCGATTGTGTGTTAAAAATTAAAAGGAGGATGCTAAAATGCGGGAACAGGCAAAAAATTTTGCAATAGCAGCATTGATTTTACTGATTGCGTGGGCAATATCCTTTATGGCTATTATAACAGCTTTTCCGCCTCCTTGATTGTAGATTGGTTCTGCGCTTTGATTGTGATTGTAAACTGGTTGTAGCGGGGTAAGACGGGCAATAGTGCCTATTTAACAACAAACGGAGGGGTGGGAGTGTGCTATGTTTATAGAAGTTGTGTGTATTGGGTCGGATGATGTTTTAAGGCGGACTTTTATTAATGTGAATAAGATTGAAGCAATAGCGGAAAAGAACGGTGTTACTTTTTTAGGTACAAGTGATGGCATGTTCAAGGTCACAGACACCGTAGATGATGTCATGAAAAAAATTAACGCGGCAATTGCCGTATAATCAACCAAAAACAGAAGGAGATTAAAAAAATGCAGAACCAGAATTATTTCCCATGGGAAGAAACAAAAGAGGACAATGTATTTCCGACGATGATCGGTCAATTCAAGGTGAAGTCGATTGAGGATGGGCAGTCGAACAATACCGGTAAGCGGATGTTCAAGGCGATTTTCGAGTGCGTTGGTCCGGTTGAATTGCAGGGGATGTCTCATTTTGAGAATTACGTGGTCGGAAGTGATGAGCAGCCGCTGGCGATTGTTGCCGGGGCGATGGGCACCCGCTCGTTTAAAAAGCTTTGCAAGGCAAGCCAGGTACCGCCGAATAATGATATCGTTGTGCTGCTCGCAAGCTTGGAGAATTCAGATTTGTTGCTGTCGATTGTTGAGTATACTGAGACACAGGAAGGACAGTATAAGGGGACGAAGCGGAATCGGGTAACCGGATATTTCAGAGTTGGGGAGAGGCAGATCGGGATTGCGCCTGCGGCAGGTCAGCCAGGGCAGACAAGTGGTCCGGCGATGGCAGGGCAGGCCGCTATGGCACCGCCTCCGCAGAATGCCCCACCGACACAGCCCGCGCAACCAATGCAGGCACCGCCTGCCCAGCCGACGGCACCACCAACACAACAGCAGCCCGCTCCGATGGCGCCGCCAGATCAGCAGGCACAGGTCGGCCCGATGCTCCGTTGCACGATCTGTAATCAGGATGTGAGTGCTATGGCCTTCGGGATGCACGTGGCCAGGCATCAAAGTGAGCCGGGGTGGAATGGGATCGGTTAATGCTTGCCGGAAAGTGTCTCACTTAAGAGTCGATACTTTCTGACGACAGGGCCGCGACTGTAACGCGGGATCAGAACGGTGGCGGAATTGGTAGACGCACTGCTGGAAAGCTATTCGAAAGATGTTGCAAATATAGCAGATTGACGGTGGAAACAAGCCCTTTTAAGGATGTCTTACAAGCCCGAAAGCCCAATGTAGGTTCGAATCCTGCCCGTTTTGATTTTTCTTCGCATTATCAAGAATGTCCTGAGCGCTTAAATTCTTACACTGACAGGACATTTTAATATAACCAGGGAAAGAGTGACAGGCCGGAGAGACGGTCATTTTTATCCATTAACAACTAACAAGGAGAGATGATATGCAAGAGGATTTCATGCCAGCAATACCAGAGCAAGGAGCGCTTAGTGTGATGGCGACAATGCAGCCTGATCAAAATGCAGAACTCAAGGCGAATATGGAGCTGGCCCGCGCTGCAAGTGACGCCCAATTCCTGATGATCGTCGGGAAGCAGATGGCGTGGCAGCAGTCGAAGGCGAGCACTCCAACGACTATCACAACGGATGAGGAGTATGCACAAGCGGTCACAGTGGGTAAGGATATGGCCAGCGCGCTGAAGACACTGGAGGAGGTGCGCCTGTCGTATGTAGCATTCCCAACACGCGTCATTGATATGATTAATGGACTATTTCGGCAGACGCGGCGATCGATTGAAGAAAATCGGGAATGGTTGAAGAAGCTGGTGGCGAAGAGGGATCATGAGAAGGAGCAGGCGCGGGCAAGGGAGCGAGAGGAGGCGCGCCGGTTGAATGAAGAACAAATGCGGACAACGCAGGCGGCAGCAATACAGCAAACCCAGCAAAGTGCTCCAGTCACAGGTGTGGTGAGTGGTGGAATGTCTTCTTTTGTTTTTATCGATCCGGAAATGCTAGGAGAACCGGAAGCGGAAAATAGCGTGAGCAGCACGAAGGGACCGGTGGCAGCAAAGGTGCCTGATTTTGATATCACCGTGACTGATAAGGTTGAATTCATGAAGCTGCTGGTGAGCAAGGCGGCGACGCAGATATGGATTACGGAACATGCGAGTGAGCTGGTCACGATTGACGTGGAGAAACTCAAGCAGTTGTTGCGGGAGAATCCGGGGAAGAGGAAGGTTGCGGGGTGTGAGATTACTAAGCGGTAGGGGGTAGGAGGATGACAAAATGGCATTGGATGATGGAATATTGTAAAAAGAACGGTTATCCTCCAGCGCAAAAATGGGCCTGGGATAAAGCAGAAGAGGCTTATAAAAAGGAGATGAATGGGCAATGAACAAAATAACACACCATTGTAATATTTGCTTAGAGTCAAACGAACACACCAAACTAATCGGTTTAACTATGAACGAGGCTTGTCAACTTGAAAGGGAAACGTTAAACAAAACAGAGTTGCATATTTGTGTGGATTGTCTAATGGCAATTAAGGTTTTTAATTTTGATCCTACTGCAATGGAGCTAACAGAATGAAAGGAAACGCAAGCTGTCATCTTCCGAATGATCGTTATCGGGAGGGGTGGGAGAGGGTTTTTGGGGCGAAGAAGTGTTTGAAGTGTGGGAAGGATTGTTCGACGGATTCTGACTCGCTTAATCACAAATACACCGGCGAGTGTGAAACTTGCTGGAACTCTCGCTGCATTAACTGCTTGAGTGATATGTTTGAAGAGGATGGTACGTGTAAAGGGTGTGGGATTAATCTTAAAAGGTATCGGGATATTGTGACTACTGCGATTGATGAACATAAGGTTAAAAAATGAACGCAGCAGCCGCATACGCCAGCCGAACACTCGGACGCTTCGTCCCAGATGAAGGGCCACTTGATGCACCTATACTCGTAATCGGTGATGTACCGTGGACACAAGAGGCGAATCTGGGCAGGCCGTTCGCCGGGCAGGCAGGTAAACAGCAGGATATCTGGTGGCGGGAGGTCGGACTTGAGCGTAGCAAGATGCGCCTGATCAATCTCTATCCGTATCAGCCCGCCCGGAATGATGTAGAGAGTGTTCCAATCGGCGAGTTGGTGCCTTGGATCTCAAAATTGCATGAGCGGATTGCGGAAATGCCCGGGCTACGTGTAATCGTCACGCTTGGCAACTACGCTACGTTTGCACTCACCGGCAAAGGACAGGTAAAGGCAGCGGTCAGGCAGGTTTTCTCACCCGGTGAAGCAACGGTGATCGAGAAGAAGGCGGGCATCTCAAAATTGCGAGGATCTGTTTACCGGTATCGGGATCTCCGCGGGAGAGAGATAATCGTAGTGCCGATCACGCACCCATCGACAGTAATGTGCATGCAGAAGTGGGAGAAGCGCACAGTTCGGGATTGGCAGCGGGTGGCGCGGATACTGCGAGTTGGCCAGGTGCCGATTGAGCGCCGTCATATCGTAAGTCCCGATGAGTGGCAGGTAGCGGACTTCGCGAGGATGGTGGAAGCGAATGCAGGGGATATCGCTATGGCCACGGACATTGAAACGTGGGGCAGTCAGCTATCATGTGTCGGATTTGCACTCTCGCCTACTGAGTCGATTACAATTCCGCTTATTGGCCGGGCAAAAGATGTGATGATGCCGTATGTGAAAAGGCTATGTGAGTCGGCAGCCCCTAAGATATTATGTAATGGAATGTATGATGCCTATTGGCTGGCCTGGTACGGAATATGGCTGGCGAATTTCACCTGGGACGTGCAACTGATGCACCATGCGATTGATCCGGCGGAGTCGCACAGCTTGGACTTTCTCGCCTCGATCTATTGCGACGACTACCGTTATTGGAAAGACGAAGGCAAAGATGGCGAGGAGGTGATCCGCTATAGTGATGAACTTGAAGCTCTATGGGTATATAACGGCCTGGATTGTTGTTATACGAGAGAGTTGCTCGATTGCATTTATGGAGATTTGTATCAGCAGGGGTTGGTGGATTTCTACTTCCGGCATTATCAGGCGCTGCTTGATCCGCTGCTTAGAACAAGCCTGCACGGATTCCGGGTGGATAAGAAGGCGCAGAAAAGTTGGGCGAAACAACTTCGGGGGGAGCTTGAGGAGATACATGGGCAGCTTGTTGCAGCGGCAGGGGAGGAGTTGTTCGCGGAAGAGGAGAGGTGCGCATTAAGGGAGCCGACTACTGCCGAGTGGCAGTGCTTACTGGTGCCGGATATGAATGGGAAGTTGCCGGGTGTTGAGGTAGCGAATCCTCCGATAGCGAAACAGATAAGTAAGGAGGGGAGGGCAGCTCTGATGACAAGCGGCCTCACGTATATGATAGGTGGGCAGAATGCTGGGAAGATTCGTTTCAAAGTGCGCTCGACCAAAAAGGATTTCAGCAAGGATAAGTTGATACGGTTTTTCTATGAGACGCTCGGTCTTCCAAAGCAATTCAAGCTGTCGAAGGGGGTAGGCGGGAAAAAGCGCACTGTCTCACTGGATGAGGGTTCGATTCGTAAAATGACCGCAAAATGGCCGGATAAGATTGGCAATTGGGGGAATTTGCTATTGGCGTATCGAGAGAAGAAGAAGGAGCTTGACTACCTGAAAGGGTCGTATGACGGGGATGGGCGGATTCGTTGTAGCTATAAGATGTTGACTGAGGCGGGGCGGCTTTCGAGTAGTACGAATCCGCGTAGGACTGGTTACAATTTACAAAACATAAAACGTTGAAATCATTAGATAAAAATGCAATACCCCACCCAAATACTTATACCTGAGTTGATCCCGCGCAGTAGCTGGTTTTCGAACTTGCGCTCTCTCCTCTCGCAAGAGCAATGGGACATCATTCGAAAAGACAGCTACCGTGCGGCAGGCTACCGCTGTGAAATCTGCTGTGGGAAGGGGGAAAAGTGGCCTGTCGAATGCCACGAGCGGTGGGCGTTTGATGACGCGACGGGCATCCAATATCTGGAGGGGGTAATCGCGCTGTGTCCAATGTGCCATAAGGTGAAGCATATCGGGCTGGCTGAGACGAGGGGGGAGGGGACAGCGGCAATTGCTTGGATGGCTCGGGTGAATGGTTGGCCTTCTGAGGTGGCGAAGGCTGCGAGAGATGGGGCATTTGTGCAGTGGGAAGAGCGCTCGCGGAGGAAGTGGCAGATTGATTATAGTCGAGCACCCTTTGTGATCCAGCAACTTGTGCGGGCGGTGGTGGATAGTACGCGGCAGCCTGCGCTTAAGGTACCGCCTGTGCCGGTGTCGAAAAGTAAACAATTGTTGCGAAAGATGCAGGCAGAGCGGATAAAGCAAAAGCAAGCAGATGACGGGCGACGTGAACTTGAAATGATCGAGCGATTGAGGATTACGAAGCAGACGGAAGCAACCGAAAGAATAGCTTATGATTCTGCGAAGTTCAAAACAAAAAAGTATTTGAGCAAAAACAAGCAAAAGCACCGATTCGCCAAATTCGCAAATTAAGGTTGGAAGATTAGATATTAGATTGAGGTTGGGAAGGTGTAACGACAAGGGTGAGCAGACCGGGCCACCTAAACATGAATAAAAAAATCAGGCGGTTCCCCGGTTCTGCTCTACCCGCTTGTTATGTGCTTTTGCACGGAGGTCATTTATGGGAATTGATTATGATGGTGGGATGATTGTTGGTGAAATAGGCAGCAGATTGGGCTCTGTCGATGCTCCTGATGGACTGTCGGAATGGGCAGAAGATAACGACATGAAAACCATGGCGATGCACTATGATGCTGATTCTGATTGGTGCTATTACGGATTTGAGGTGCCTAATGTCCTTGTCAGCGAGATAGACCAGGCGTGGCTTGATAATCTAAGAGCCAAAGCGGCCAAATTTGAAGAATTGACAAAAATCCCGGCTAAACTGGTTGGGACGCAAAACATTTGGTAGCACATAACGACAAGGGTGAGCAGACCGGGCCACCTAAACACAGGAGGTTGGTTTGGCGACATATAGATACCCGATTGTTCCAATAGACGATGACCTGCAACAGCTTGATATGGATGACATTAACAGCTTTGGAAAAGGTGAGGTCTGCCAGTATTTGAATGAAGTGCTTGAACACTACGGACCTCCTTGTGAGTTTTGTCGTCATTTCGATATGTTTTGCGAGCTAAAAATCAGGAACATAAAATACGATCTACGGATTGGGCCTTACGAGTCATGGCACATCAGAAAGTTTTGCGAAAAACACGAGGGCATAGATAACAGTGAGCAGCAGGACGAAGAGCGGTCGCGGATGCTGCGGAACCAATTAAACTGCGATGCTCAGACATACGGTTCAGGCTCATAGAGCAATACAACGGCTGAATTAACCGGCGCGCGTTAGCGCGTCCGAGCGAGGAACGAGCGATGTTGAATGATTTGTTAGCTACCGAGTGCCCGGAATGTGGCAGCACTGATACGGAATGGCACTGCACACAAACGACACGCAGCGGAGTTGTGGACGGTCGCCTGAGGCTGAACGAAGTAACCACGCTGTTTTTCTGTGGCTGCAATGAGTGCTCCGAAACCATTAAAACGGTGAGCGGTGACGAGCTGGCCGCAATAATGACAGGCAGCTAACGCCGTTTTAACCAGCCGCGCCACAATGCGGCTATGAAAACCGGAACCGTTCGCGCGGTCTGGTTGAAAAATTTGTTATGTGATTTTTTATGATTACACAAATTGCTGACCACATGGCCCTGGTATGTCGCTGCGGCTGTGTCGGCTTTAATCTCCTCCGGTCAGTGCGTATAGAGTGCGAGGGCTGCGGGGAACAAAAAAACATGAGGTGGACAATGAAAACGCTTGAAGGTTTGTTGAGAATGACGGTGCCCGCGAAAGACAAAGACGGCAATGATATCCAGATTACCCCGGAATTTCGGTTGTCTGTGCAGGAGACAAAAGCGATGGTCAACGGTGAGCCTGGAGTGAGAATTATCATCCACGCCGATGGCTATAATAGCGACACCCTGGATTATGTTGTTTCTGGCGATGAACTTTTGTCCTTAAACATATAACGATGAAGCTCACCTGAACGACTATTGGTGGAAAAAGTTCGAAGCGGCCATGAAAGACACATAACATAGCAATATACGGCTGGCCACCGGGCTTGCCGAAACCACGCGGACGTTGTCCTGTCCGTTTAACTGGAGGATAGGTGATTTATGAAAATAATAATCGTAGATAACTTTGATAGAGAGTCTTCTTCAGATACTCTTGTGGCAGAAAATATTAATAAATACTGGGGAGAAAAAGTCGTGGATTTTCTGAATAATAAATTCTCAGGTGATGACTCCCCTAGCTACTTCAAACTGGTTGAAGACGGTCACAAGCTATACATTTTTGAGCCTTACACTTGAACAACGGTGTTCGGCGGCCCAACGACTACTATTGAACGTATTAAAGCGGGTAAAACATGGCAACACATTTAAAGAGTATTCGTGAGACGTTTTTACCCGATGAGGGGTGCGTATTCGTCCGGTGTGATCTTCAGCAAGCAGAGCACAGAATGGGCTTGATGTATTGCGGGACTCCGCGTATGCTTACCCATGTCAATACGAATGGCGCAGATTATGATTGCTTCACTGAGGAGATTGAGCCGATTTTTGGCATAAATCCGCGTGCTGTGGATAAGGCGAAATTTAAGCAGATGCGCTACCTTACGAAGAAGATATTCCATGCGAGCTGGCGTTCAATGGCGGGGAATAAGATGTCCGAGTCGGTCAGTAAGGACACAGAAGGGCAGCTATTCATTAGCGCGAAGGAATGCCAACGCCTTATTGACACCTACTTGAAGAAGAACCCAGAAATCACACAGATCTACATGCCGATGGTGCGGGAGCGGATTCGCTCAGTAGGGGTGCTAGAGACGAGCTGGGGTAGGCGGATTGACCTGAGAAGGCGTCGAATTGACGATGACCTTTATCGGATCGGGTATAGCTTTTACCTTCAGGCAGAAGTGGCCGATTGGACGAATCAATACGGCCTCATACCTGCTACCTATTATATGCTCGGCAAGTACGAAAAACCTTGCAATGCTCAGGTGCATGATGAGATAATCGTGAGTGTGCCGATTGCGGATTCCTTTGACTATGCCATCTTCATCACCCTGGCCATGCAGCAGAGGCGGGAGATTCCAGCGGGGTCTGGGAATTGGCTGACGATTCCAGCCGGGGTGACAGTGGGGCGAAATTGGGGAGATCCGAAGGGGGTGGAGTTTAAAAGGATGCCATCGAGGGATGAGTTCTATAATCAATTAAGAAAGGGGGGATTCAAATGCTGATATTCTTACTTGGTCTGCTTGTTCTTGGAGTGCAGTTCGGCCCGGTGTGCAGTATTGAAGTGTTCATCCTGTGGGTTATTACTAACTTAATATGTAGGGAGAGCTGAAAATGCTGATGAGCGAGATTGAAGAGGAGAGGGAAGTGGATGAGAGTGGTAAGGTATTGCGATGCGGCGAGTGTTCGAAGAGTAAAGCGATAGGTGATATGGGGTTTATTGAGTGCTATCGAAATAAGCTAATCAGGCATAAAAATTCATTCTGTCAGATTGGGGAGGGCCAGTAGGATGAGCGCCACTAAAAGATATGATATAAAAAAAGCCCTATCTCGTTTCACCCCGGAAGAACAAGGCTCCCTTCAGGCGATGGCGACTATGAGAGTCGAGCATGGTGTGATGCAAAAGCAGCTCGCGGAGTTGAAGGGGGCGTATGACTCGCTATATGCTGTGATGGTGACACTGCTCGATGCGATGCCGGATAAAGAGATCCGACTCCATGCGAGTCAGCTGCTCAGGTTCAAGGCGGAATATCGAGTGGATCAGAAGAGGGAAGGGGAAGAATTTGTACTTCGGTTGCTTACTTTGAACGATGAGGTGGGGTAGTGATAGCTCGTCAGAGTTTTAGCCCGGTATTACTTCAAGGAGATTGCCTAGAGCTGATGAAGTATATTGAAAGTGACTCAGTAGACATGATACTGACTGACCCGCCCTACGGAACCACGGCCTGCAAATGGGATTCGGTTATCCCGCTTGAACCAATGTGGGAACAACTGAAGAGGATCATTAAGCCGAACGGGGCCATTGTAATGACGGCCAGCCAGCCGTTTACCTCGGTGCTAGTGTGCAGCAACTTGCCCATGTTCAAATACTCGTGGGTATGGAAAAAGACAAGACCCGGAGGCTTTGTGTCGGCAAAGCTAAAACCGCTGAAAGATGTAGAGGATGTGTGCGTCTTTTCTGAGGGGGCAACGGCAAACGGAAGCAAAAGAAACATGCCCTACTACCCACAAGGGGTTAAGCAAGGAATACCGTGGAAGCGCCCAAAGAAATATGCAGGGAGCGAAGGGGTAAGTTACACCAGGGAATCGCACGCGCTTGAGAGAACGACCACCGGCTCAAACTACCCCAGGGAGATTATAGAGTTTGCAAACCCCAACTCCGATGTGTTGCACCCGACACAAAAACCCGTAGCCTTGATGGAATACCTAATTAAGACTTACACCAATCAGGGAGACACGGTGCTTGATTTTACAATGGGCAGCGGCACAACCGGAGTAGCTTGCAGGAACCTGGGCCGGAACTTCATTGGCATTGAGCTCGATGAGCAATATTTTCAAATAGCAACTAAACGCCTACTAACAATCAACGATGAGATAGGAAGATGAAATGTCCAAGCCATTCGTCCCGGCCCTCCAACGTACCCGTAATCTATTTGAACTCTATCAATACGCATGCGGGAAAAGCGAAGTCCCGGCTGTTTATAATTTCTGGTCCAGTGTAGCCATGCTCGCCGCTATCCTCGAAGGCAATATCTGGTATGAAAAGCACGCAGACGAGAAACTATATCCCAATCTTTATATCTTCTTGATCGGGAGTGCGGCATCCGGCAAAGGCACGGCAATTAGCTTCGCAAATAAATTATGTGATAGAAGTGTAGTGACTCCGAAATACCGGGGGAGTGCGACGTGCGCGAGTCTGATTGATGTACTCGGCAAAATAGAAAAAGACGAATACGGCGCGAAGAAGCTCGCCAGCCCTCACCTCTGGCTGATAATGGATGAGCTGAAGAATAATCTCGGCACAAACGTCCCACTAGTTGAGGCATTTGTCGCATTAATGACGGAGCTTTTCACGGCGACCGGCTATACAATAAACACGTCTACCAGGATGTACGGAAAGATTGATGTGATTGATCCAATTGTGAACTGGCTTATCGGAACAACGGAAAGTGATCTACGCGGCATCCTGTCAAGAAAACTTGTCGATAGCGGTTTCAGTAGTCGTGTTTGCTTCATTTTCGGTGAGCGGGATTATAATATCCGATACCCTCGAATCACCTACCCGCCAGATCGTGATGAGGTGATGGAGCACTTGAAAATCCGCCTCTGGGCTCTCCAACAGATGAAAGGGCGTGTATTGATGACACCGGATGCTGAGGCCATGCAGGATCAATGGTATATGACTCGGCCAAGTCCAACTGAAGAGTCACTTGCAGCGGCGTGGGTGCGACAACACGATATGTTGTTGAAGTTCGCACAACTTTGTTGCCTTGCAGACGGGGGGCCTCCTGTCATCAGAACGGGTCATCTGGCAAGAGCAAAAGCAATGGTGGCGAGTGTAGCGAGTTATTCAAGTAAACTGCTATCAGTAGTGCATGAGACATTCGAGACAAAGCCAAGTAATGATGTGGAGAATTACATAAAGAGACGAAAGAGAGATGTTGAACATTCACCGCTATTGAAGTATTTTAGAAGCAAGAAGGGAATGGACGCAAGTAAGGTTAAAAAAGCGTTGTGGGATCTTACGCAAGAGGGCATGATTCGCGCAAGCAAGGGTCCAAAGGGCGGGGTTGTATACGAGTGGATTGGTGGGTGATTTCGCTATTTATCAAACAAGTATCAAACAAGCGGGAGGACATGAAAATGGCATTTCAAGAAGTTGAAGTTAAGAGCAGAATTAAGAAGGGAGAAGGAACAACGACAAAGATGCCGCACGTCACAATGACGGACGGAAAAAAATTCGTATTCAATCTGGCCGCTGCGAATTTGGTCGGGAATGTCGAAGGGCTGAATGCTGCGATGCTGTATGACGCGGAGAGCGGGTCAGTTGGTTTTCGCTTTCGTGAAGAGGCCCCCTGTGAGGTTATTATCGGTACGAAAACGCTGACAATTAAAGGAAACATTACCAACGTGTTGCCGGATACCTTGAAAGCTGGAAAATGGCAGGCACCGATCACCTGGAACAAAGAGGCGCAATTGTTTGAAATTCATTCTGATGAATGGTTGACAGCACTTAAAAGGGGTGAGAAGGAAGCGGCGAAATTGGCTGTCATGGCCCCGGAGAAGCGTGCGGAGTACCTGGCGAAGAAAGCAGCTCGGCAGGCTGCTGAGAAGGCGAAGAGGGCGGCTGCTTAGTCGGGTTAAGCTTGTGCAGTGAGAAGGAGCATTTGTCGCGAGCAGATGCTCCTTTTTTGCTCACTTACTCAGGGACCATTCAACGATTTCGCAATAACAAAACCTGCGGTGATGAGGGCAGTGATAAGATTCAGTGAAAGGCCAACAAGGATTCCGATGATCCAATTCTTCCCGGCTCCAATTGCTTCTGATAGTTTGTCTATCTTATTCCACTGTATCGTTTCGCTTTCCTTCAGGCATCTAAGTTGTTCATAGTAACCAGAGCAGTGAAGGCAATCGGTGCGGCGTTCGTCTCCGGTGTAGTCTGACATGGACGGGGTCCTTTATTTAGAGGGGTGAGTGATGCTTAATTTAATTCTATTGTGGATCATAGTGCATGTTGCGCTTTGGGTTTATCGGCGGTTTATCGTTTAATCAGCGATTGCGCCGAGTCATTCCACGGGTTTGCTCTGCAATTCTACGCCGCTCTGCTGCGGTAATCGAACCTTTTTCAACACTCATCATCTTCTTCCCACCAAGAACACGGAAAATTATATCGGCAGGTGATTCGCCTGTTGTCGGCGGATTCGGGTTAATCTGGCTTGCATAGGTTGATTGCTCCGCATTTAGTCCAGGCGCGGTGAATCCTTGACCGGGAGGAAGAGCGGGTTGTCTAACCTGTCTGGCAAGTTCAGGTGAATAGGGTGAATAGACTTCTCCCGGTGCTCGCATAGTTACACCTGGTTCAGGTCCAGGAGGCGCTGGGAGGGCAGGACGCGGTTTCGGTCCAGCGAGGCGCAACTGCTTACGAAGCTCGTTTGCTATCTGTTTTGGCTCTGATACACCGAATGCTTTAAGTGCGTCGATGAGTTCGGATTGCTTACCACCGCGCGACATTATATTTTGAATAGTTTGTACTATTTTACTCGATGGTGTGAATGGTTCCGCTAAAACGGCCTGCTTCTCCATCAACGAAGATCCATTCCGAAACATCTTAACCAGTTGATTCCCTGTTGCTTTCGCAGCTTTCTCGATATCCTGCACACCTCTTGTCGCAGCAAGCGCAGATATTCCTGCATGACCCGTTACAGCAACTTTCATTGCCTCTACAGTGGCATATATTTGAGAATATTTAAACCCCGCCTGCTCAAGTTTCGTCTGCACCTGACTCTCAATTCCCTTCTTGAATGTCTGTAATTCTCCCCATCGCCGGAGTGCATCGGCTCCCGCCGGATCAATCTTCTGGTAGAAGGAATCTCGAATGGCGTTAATGCCAGCATCCTCTAGGCTTTTGACTTTAATGTCGAACTTAGATGGAATACCGCCAACCTCATTCGCCGCTTGAAGCATTTCATGGGCGGTTCGGAGTTCGAGCGGACCATTCTGCTCGTAGTTTTTAATAATCTTTTCGCCTGCTTTTATAATCGCGGGACTGTCACTCTTCCCAATAAGAGCGGCTTCCTGCATTTTGGCTCGGATTGCGGCAATCGCAGGCGCGGGATCTATTGTGCTGTTTGCGGCCTTCGCATTATCGAGAGCTGCCTCTATCGCCGGACCATACTGCTTCTGCCTCTGCTCGATAATCTGCATCGTATCGAATATCGCCGTTTTCGGATCTTCAGGCAACTTGAACGCTTTCTGCTTATAATTCATATCCGTCAAATTAAACGTGCTCTTATTACTAATAAGATCCTTCACAGCGCTTTCAGATTTATCAAGTGCGGCACGAGCGGATTGCGTCTTTGAGCCGGATTGGAAGAATTCAACGGAGCGCTGTAGGCGATCACGGATTTCGATGCTTAATCGTCTATTCACCAAATTAGCCGATGTTGCTCTTGTTGCCGGTTTTACTCCAATTAAAGCGGCACTCGAAACATCAGATACGATATTTTTTGCTTCGGTTGCTGCAATTTTCTCAAGCGGAATAAGCGAAAAAGCGAATAAGGATTCAACAGTTTCGCCGATTTCAGGATTCCTTTTAAGAAACGTTGCTGTTGAATCGTAACCTTTCGATAGTGCGTTAATAAACTTGTGGCCAATTGCTGTGCTTTGGAAATTATTAAATTTAGTCCCTAATGTCTGAGAGACAGCATTACCTTTATCGGCTAACCACTGTTTGAACTCTTCTGGTGTGAGAGTATTCCAAGCGGATATAAGCGTCTGATTAATCGGATCAACTGTAAAGGCGCTAACGGCTTGTCCAAGTTCATTTACCTGATTAAGTGCTTGTGCGCCGAGAGGGGTAAAGTTTCCCGCTTGCTGTTGTTCAGCAAGAGCAACATTCCTTTGATGGATGTCTTTTATATTTGACCATCGCTGTTGCCAGTCTTCACCGAGTCGGCTGGCAAAGGAAGAGCTGTCTGGGATGCTCGGGGGCGGCTGACTCGGTACAATTGTTGAGATTGCTGTCGCTGGGATCGGACCGGCCTGTGCGGCAGGTGCGGCAACGGTTCCGCCATATTGCTTGGCAAGATCGGCGTAGTTGGTTGCTGCTGGTGCTGGCGCGGGTGAGGGTGCGGAGGGCGGTGGAATGGTTGCCGAAGATGTCGGCGGGGGTGTAGGTGGAGGTGCATCTGAATTCAAAACAGCCCCCCCATACTGCTTTGCAAGTTCCGTGTAGTCCATTACTTAATACCTGCGGCTTGTTTGAATTGGTCAGCGGCTTGCTGATTGGGAAAAGTGAGAACTGTCCCATCTGGAGCTGTTACGGTGATTTGATCACCAGCAGGATTGGCTGCGGCAGACTCAGGTGGTGTCGCATTAGGCGTGTCTTTATGCAGTGATTGCACTTCTCCAGCAAGATCTGGCTTCAGTGCAACAAGAGTCTCCTGTGCCTTGGGTGAAAGAAGATCAATCCCATTACTTGAAATCCCCATGCCTTGGGTATATTTCGATCCAAGTGCCTGTAGTCGTCCTACCATGAGATCAATTGCGCTTTGCATTAGGGCATTTACCTGTTCAGGTGTAGCGCCGGTATTTTTCGTTTGATCTCGCCAAGCATTGATTTCACCCTCGCTCATGCCGGTCTGCCGGAATACTTTCGCAAGTTCACCTGCAACACCTTCTCCGAGTGTTTTAATGCTGCCTGTGGATTTTTGAATTTTTTTGCTGCCAAATTGCGTACCGAGCCAATTAGCGGCAACATTCAAAGAAGGAAAATTACCGTTCTCAAGCCCATCGTAGGCGGTTTTAAGTGATTGAAGATGTGCTAGTGCTGTGTTGAGTGCAGTGATGTTATTCGAGTCCGTGCCGCTGGTGAAAGATTGCCTTGTTTTTGCTCTTGAGTTATAATTAATCGCATCGAATCCGGGATCATATTGCGATACTGCTTGAAGCATATTTTGCCAGTAGTCTGATTTCAGAGCAAAACCGGAGGGGAATTGCATCCTACCCTCTGCGAGAGCCTTCACTTGATCCGCTACTCCCGGCTGAAGTGTCGAGAGGAATTCTGGCCCTGAGACATCCGTGTTCATTGCGCCAGCTTTACCGGGACCGAATAAACTTGCCGCAGATGGTCCAATGCCGACACGATATGCTCCAGTCGGTATCTTTGCACCTACTTCCTTCGGGAAATATTGAATCGTGCCATCCGGTAGCTGCCAGGCATCCCCTTCTTTCGCTTTCTCCTTTGAGCCTGTTTTAAAGATACTGCGCTTCAGCTCATTCCCATTCGCATCAAATAGCACAATTGCCGTAGTACCTTGGTCTGCTTGCTCAATTTTTTCCCAATGTGTTGCAGTAGTGCCGGTTTCTTTGCTCATGTAAGATTTACGGAGATCGGAATATTCTTGAGCGGTAATATCACCGTTGGCACGTAATGATTTAATGTCTGCGAGATGTTTTGATAAGTCGCTCTTGGGTGGTGCAGCTAAATTGAATGTCGTACTGCGCTCACCTTTGTCGTTTACAGTTTGACTGATATCGAGTTCCCGCCCGGCAAGAAGGTTCTGTGGAGCTTGTGCGGGGGCTGATTGTGTGATAGGGGTAGTTGCGTTATCCGTTAGCAGCCCTTGCTGAGGCATTTGCGTTTGACTCTGCATAGGGGCTTGTTGTGGTGGTGAACCTCCGCTGATGCTCTGCAAAAGTGACTTTAATCCCGTAGGATCGTCTCGTCTTTGCACTTGATCCTGCTCGTATTTTGCATGTGCATCATCCCCACCCTTTATAGCATAGAGTGATTGAATAACTTTAGGATAATAGCTCATCGCGCCAGGGTCATCTTTTAAGCGTTTGAGGACCGCGATGCTGTCGGGGGAGTTTGATTCGGCAACTTTTGTCAAGAGCGTTTTATATGCTTCTTGTTCGGGGTCTTTCTCCTTCTCACCACGTGAAGCAGATCGCGCGAAATCCATTGCATTCGATTGTGCTGATGCGGCACCGGAAGCAGCATTTGACATGATTCCCGATAATAGGTTAGTAGCCATCTTATTTACCTCGTCCGAAGCCCGCGCCCGTATTCTTACTATCGCCACTCGCCTTGACATTACCGCCAACAGCACCACTTAAACCGGAGAGAGCTGTCTGAGATTGACCAAGTACGAAATTCGGAAGCATACCGTATAGCGTTTTCATGACGTCTGTTTGTGTATTTGCAACATTCATACTATTTTCACGCTTACCTTGACTGAGGATAGATTGTCCGAACGGAGTACCGACAAGGCCGGTTCGAGCAAGTTCATCGCGTGTGCCTGATTGTGCCTGTGATCCTGCTCGTCTGGAGGCTTCCAACGCCTGGGCAATGATCGGCACTTGGACGCCGCCGCCGCGCTGGAAGTCAGATTTCTTTGGTGCGACTGGTGCGACTGGTGCGGCGTTGGGTATTACAGCACTTTTATACCACGGAACAGTCCCGGAGGGTTGTGAGCTGCCGCTACGATCCCCTGCTTCCCAGGCAGCCGTATCCGTGTTATATTTTTCAACTGCGGCATCATACCCCGCTTGATCAAAGCCAATCTTACCGGACGGATTGCTCAAAATGCCCATGAGCTGATTAATGAAGCCCGTGCGCAAACCCGCTGTCTCTTTGGAGAATCCCTCTGAGATTTTTGCTAAGGTAGTGGCTGCTGCATCAGACTGTGAGCCGCTACTCGAACCTTTACTTCCTGAAATTCCTGTAGACATATTATCACTCCTTTATCAGACCAAAATACTTGGATTCTGCGAATTGTTCTCTAGTCATTTGTACCAGATAAACAATATCTTGTCCAAGGAATTTGCGGAGATTACCCACCACTGAGTAGCCGAGTTTGATATGACGATTTAATATCGCCGGTTGCCAAGTCGTACCGACGATTGTTTCATAAAATGTGAAGACAAGAGAATAGAGCATTTTCAAACGTGCGAGATTTGTCTTTATTTTGCCGCTTGCCGGATCAATCCAGAGTCCGGCAAAGATAGAGACACCGGAAGGCTCTGTGAACCAGCAGGCAAAATTAATCTCACCGACACTATTTAGACCGTAGAAAAAAATACAAGGCAGTTGATATGTTTGCATGAACTTGTGTAAGCTGCGGCACCACGGAACAGCCAATTTATCAATATCACCTGTCTCATTGAGGCGCATCCACCATTTCACTAATAGCATATCTCCCGCACTTGACGCATTATACACGGAGAGCTTCAAGCGGTCAAAGTGTGGTTGATATTGCTCAAGGGTAGTAGCTATAGTGTCGTTGTTTGGGTTCATTTCGGCGTGTAGAATTCAGGTTTGATTGAAAAGACTTCAATTACTGATGTGACTAATCCGGTAATGCGAAGGGTAAAAAGAGTGCCGACTTTCCCGATGTTGAAGAATACCTTCACACGGGCGGTAGATTGCATTACGCCGAGAACGGTGGTCACGCCATCAACAATGAGAGTCGCTGTGATTTGATTGCCACTTGTGTTAATATCAAACGTGAGAAACTGCAACACGGCAGCTATAGAGCTATCTATATTGATTGAGGGCGGTTCAAGTATGATTGAAATTGCATCACCGTTGTCGGTGTAGATTAGGGGCTTCTCGAAATCGACCACCTTACTGTTATAGGTTACTGCAAGTTGATCCGTTTCTTCGTTGTAATAGAGTGCGGAAAGTCCGACACCGAGATCACGGAAACGGCCCTCTCTATTCACGGCGAGAGTTTGAACACCGTCACTACCGATATACTCATCACGAGCAAAGGTTGCCTGGATTACCGAAGAAAAAGCGGTAAAATCCCCTACACTTTCCCCGCGAACAATACGATCAACAGCTCCAGAGGAGATAACCGTGCTTGTGTTGCCGTCAAATAAGCGAAAGCCGTCGTGGGCGAGATAGGCAATACCAAAAGGAGTCTCGACGACTGAGAAGGGTTGGGTTGTGCCGGAGCAGTTTGGCACCTCTCGCGAGATGTATGGATTATCCCCGCCGATTAGGAAGATGCCACGTTCGGCAATAACGCCAAGTTGCCCTTGGAAGCGGAATATGCGTTGAAGAGGGTTCGTGTCGCTTGTGATCTCAATGAAGCCTTGCATCGCCTCTACGCGACCGATAGCGGAGTAGAAGAGCCGCCCACGCTGACCAGGTTCGGTGCGCGTGATCCAGAACATACTTGCGTTAAAGGGTCCAAGGCAGTCATCGAAGTAGGCAAAAGGCTTGATGTTGTCGAGGGGGAGCTCTTCGGTTGCAAGATCAATAGTGCCGTCGTCAGTGTATGTCGCTATTCCGGCGGCAATTTCATCGAGATAGAAAAAGAGGGAGCCGTTTGGTCCAGTGCGCCAAATCTCAACTGTGTCTATTTGACTGTCAAGTAATGAGCCATCGGGAATTGCAGATAATTCAATTGTTATATTACTACCGGAAGGTGTTGCACTGACAGCAACTAGGTTACTATTTGAACGATGTCCTGTAATGCTGTTTTTATATGTGATGAGATACTGATAAACATAATCTGCTATGAGGGAACCGCCAGCGATAATTGCCGCAATAGGTGCAGATGCCGGAATATCAATACCCCAATTCTGTACAGTACCGTCTGCCTTACTCTTATAAAGGGTTCCACCACCGGCGATAAATAGGTAATCAGCAATTCCGGCAACTGGAGGACATTTCACGAGGGATAGCCGATCTCCTGAGAGAGATAGAGAAAGGTCCACCGTATTACGGTAAAATGTAGTGCCGACTCCATACCAAAATACATCATCAAAATAGACAATAGAGTGTGCGTCAAGTTCCGCGAGAAGCTCTGAGCCAAAGCGAGAACGAAAAGATTCGGATGCCGTTGCTGAAAGGCCGCGATTACTCCGTGTAAAACCTTCCGGGATTCTGTCAGAGGGTCCGGCAAGCGACAGTCCAGATGTGAAATTTTTAATGGTTTCCATTAGATAAACCCAATTTCACCCTCACCTTGGATACTTAGGGCCGTGGCTGTACCGGAACCGCCAACAAGAAAATCAGCGGCATCAAATCGCATTTGGCCGTACCAGTCATATGCTGAATTAGCCGGCACTGCCTGACCAACACCGACAACCTCAGTGCCGGCAGCGTTTGCGCCAGTTGCACCCTTCCAAAGGGAAAAGGTCGCAGCACTTGCTGTTTTATTCACAACTCGAAGGTGCTTAATAATAATATACGGTTGTGTCGCGGTAAAACCCACCGGACCGGCTAATGATGTGATTGCCGGATTGAGTATATCCGTGGTAAGCGTAGTGGTAAGTGCAACTGGCCCGAAATTAAAAATTTTATTTGCTGACATTTTGTCACCTTATACGTAGAAGTTTGGTGCTTTTTGTTTGGTGGCCATATTAGTTGATTGATAGTGAATATCTATATAATGCAAAAAAGGTACTTGATCTAATGTATCTGCAGCATCAGTCGGATCTCGAAACCCTCTAACCATTATCAACCCATCAGGTTCAATAATACTAGAGTCTATTTCTGTTGCAGAAGGGGCTAATGACGAAAGTTGTACCTCAGAAATTATATGCTGATATTGTGTTGAACTAGCTGTAGCTATAACTGACGTTATGAAAGATGCAGGAAATGCAGCTTGATTATGCCCCTTTGCATAAGAGATTTCAAACTGCCACTTAACATCGCCAGGGACTCCAGCAGGACCTCCTGTATCAACTATATTTTGTGACCAATGAGTATGAATAAATATATCACTACCTGGAACATAGTCATGGGGTATATGAAAGTGAAAATGTGCCTCATTCGTTGACACATTACTAAATGAAAACGCCTTTATGCTATCCCGAAAAACGACCAAAGTAGGATCGGTAGCACCAGGAGAAAGAATCTTTATTTCTCCAAGAAGATCCCGGAATCCGAAAGTTGGTGCATCAAAGTCAACCTTAATGCCTGATCCGCTCAATTTTGGCAATATCAAGCTATCCGTGATGATCAATACTGAATGGGTCGCCGCTTGATTTTGCGTGGCTGGTGGATAAGGGAAGCATTCTCCACCGTCATCCCCATCTATTCCAATACCAGGAAGCCCTTGAATCCCCGGTACCCCTTGAGGACCCGGAATAATCGGAGCATCTTCACCATCTTGGCCATCTTCACCAAGAATAACATTAAAGTTAAGAGACTCTTCTAGAGTATTCAAGGCAAGCTCAAGTTGTGTAACATTAACGGCATCACCAGCATCCGTACCGGCACCGATATCCGTAATTTTTTGACCATTGACTGAGATATCATTACCGACTTGCGATAAACTATTCAAGCGCCGAGAAATAGAATCAAGTATTCGCGCAAGTTCTCTTCGAAGAGATGCAATATCACCATTCAATGCGAGTGTGTAATATTCGCGAGGCATCTTATTTCACCAATTCAGCCAGTAGTTGCGCAAGGGTCTTACAAATATCAGCATAATCTGTATCTGTATGATTAGACGGGTAGGTAAACTCACGCGATAGAGCTTCCAGTATAATGGGAAGTGTGTAAATAGTCATTATCGGTGATTGCCTATCATCAGCGTAGATAAGAACAAGGTTATTTGCCGGATAGTCCTCTCCAAAAGGCTCCCCATGTATAGGTATAACGGAATCACTATCTTGTGCAGGATTCGGGTAAAGTGTATATGTCCGAGCAGTTAGTTCATCAAGCGTGATTGCTTTTGGTTCACTGTTATCAATAGGCCAGGTTGTTGCATAAGCATTTAAATCAGCACTACTCGAAAATGAAAGCATTTCATCGTTGAAAAAAGCAGCTAGCGGCTTAAGAGCATCCGATGGAAAATCATATGTCGCTGTACCACCTGTAAGCGGTATAATCTCTGTTTTAATGAATTGCGGTATCGACAAAAAAGCGAGTTCATTAAATATATCATCTACGAACTGAGATAGAGTATCAACATTAAAGGAGATAATCGTCAAATCAGCTGCAAAAGCTTTAAGATCAGCCCGAGTCATACTTTAATACCTTTTAAAAGCAGAAGTTCTTTAGCCCGGACAAGTCGAGAGGGGATATTTGAAAGTAGTCGGTATCGAGCAAGAAGGATAAGTTCTGCCAAAGTCAAAGCTATATCAACATCTTCGTCAGGGAGTTCGCTATCTGTATTGTACGAGGTAGCGAAATTTGTGTGCATTGTTAGGAGTTTAACATAGGTAATATCGACAGAATCAGCAGCAGCGAGACCGGGATAGAGGATGAAGAGATCACGTCCGACTGAATGCCAGGCTTCAAAGCGCGTACCGGTAATAGATCGAAACCAGTTTGGGTCATAAGCGGAGAGTTCGTCAAGAGAGGCGAGTTTTATGATTTCACGGTTTGATTGGACGAAGGTAATGATAGAAACGGCGTCAGAGAACTCATCACGCAGAGTAAAGAGGAGTTTCTGTTTTGGGGCAGTGAAAGTGTTTGTAACGAGGATACGTTGAAAAGCGGTATTGACTATTTGCTCGCAAAGTGAATAGATATGAATGGCCAGATCAGGAGAAAGCGCAAGTCCTCCTTCTTGCCTGATTCGGCGCATTAGGATTTCGATTGTCGGCCCTATTTGTCGTGACATTCATTCGCCTATCTCGTTGTTTTTTTCTTCGGCACTTTGCCGACTTCTTTATAGTAATCTTTTGCGATGTCGGCAAGTTTTCGATCTTCGTGACCTTTTAGTGCAGCGCGAACTTCTTTTTCCGTTTTCGCTTTGGCAAGTGCTTCAACGATTGCTTTTGACATTATGTAAACCTCCTACATGCGGCGACGAACTCGGATTGTTGGTATGTATTTGTTTTTTATATCTTGAAAAGGATTATATGATACCGGTGCCTCAGACTCTTTACCCCCGCCGCCACCAGACATCACAGCTGACATTCCTTTGGATATACCATTTGATATGCCAGTTGAAACACCTTTCCCGACTTCAGTTGCTATGGTTGGTGCTGCGGTTGCAGCAGTCGAAGCACCACTAGCAGCAGGAATAGCGGTTGTTGCTGCCGTAGTTGCACCGGCGGCGGCGGGGGCGGCAGTAGTAGCAGCCCCTCCAACAGCGGCACCAGCAGTCGTACCACCAGCACTTGATAGGGCAGAAGCTACGCCGGAGCCGGATACCGCTTTTATAAGTGCTGCAATGATTGCAGGTATAGCCATTTTTAGCTCCTATTGTTTCCAATTATCATGGACATAATCGTGTGCGTTACGTTGATCATTTCGTCTGCGTGAGATTCCACGAGTCATACTTAAAATAAGAGTAATATCGTCTGCACCACGGCTGGTACGAATTGCATCTTTTACCTTATTTGCCCAAATTGCGCGCTGTTTTGCTTGCTCGTTTGCGAAAACTGCGGCACCCTCAACACTGCCAAGTCGAATCTGAGCAATTTTCTCGTATTGAAAGAGGTCAATCAGGACACCTTCTTTTAGTACGTAAGAGTCAATCACAGCTGGGAGGGTGTCAGAGAAAGCGAGCGCCGTCGGCAAAGACCAATAGGTGTAGTGAATTAACTCTGTGTCTGTTGGAGGGGAGTAAATTTCGTACTTCAAATATCCTGAGCCGTCTACACCGACCTGTGCGACATGCGTCGGGTAAGAACCGGCGATAATGCGAGAAGGCGCATACATATCAAGTTCGTCCAGCGACAATTGCTCAAGCTCAAAACGGAGACGGTCGAAGATGAAAGTGCCGGTCCAGCGGGCGTCGGGAGCAAGAGAGTGCGTGCGTTTCGCGAGTGTGTAGGTGCCTGCGGTGACCGTGGTCTCGGTGAAGGCACTATCGAGAGTGATCGTGGCCGCAAGCGCATCCACTGAAGCGACGCGATACCAGACGGTGTTTGTGCGCAGATACCAGTGCTCATGCGCTGCCACACCAGGAGAGGTAATCCAGGCTGCTTGAGCAGTGGCATCCGGCGTGATTGTGGTGCTGCCTTTTGTCGCAGTGATGGTTCCGGCAGTCACGAGGGCAGGGAGGGCGAGTTCGCCGACCTGCCGCAGGTGCCGGAACTTCACACGGTTGACGAGTTCAGAATATCGATTGTTAATCCAACGGAGAATAAGAGGTGAACCCGCGGCGGTGCTCGTGGAGGCAATGAGGTCTCGAATAAGAGTATCTACTGTCGTAGACATGTGTTATCTCTTTGCCCGGATATGCGGCTGTTGGCCGGGAAGTTTTTGCGCGGGCTCAACGCTTTTTGCGCCAGCGTAGTCAGAAAGCTGACTGTCAGAAAGCGAACGGTCGCGGAAGAGTTTCCGGGCAGCACCGTGTAGACGGTCCGGCTCGATCTCACCCTTGCGTGCTGCAAGGGCAAGACCAAAGGAGGATTGGGGTTTTGCTTGAGTGGTAGACATCTTCTACTCCAACTTATGCCGCATCCGGAGTTGTTGCAATCAGATTCTCCGTTGCAGCGGCAATATAAGGTACGCTACCGATAAAGATATTTGCTTTTGCGGCATCGGATACAATATCATCCACACCGGCAAAAGAACATCGACTGTCGAAATAGAGTTTCGCGTTACCGAGACCAGTTTCATCGATTGCATAGGTGAGAGATGTACCGATGTTGATGAATTGGCAGTTCTTGAAAATTGCAACACCTGATCCCATTCCGGCGAAGGTTTTAATGAAGAATGGGTCAGCAGCGTCGGCATTCATGATGAAAATACAGTCCTCAAAGACTGCACGACAAGAGCGATCAGAAGCACCGTAAAGCGAAAGAGCGGCGCCGGCAGACCATGCGACAGTGTCACCACCAATAACACAATCCTTTGCGAAAAACTCATTTGCCGCAACTGTGAGGAGAATGCTTGTTGCGCCATCAAGAGCGGTGGCCAGTGCCGGAAGGATATGACAATTAACGAGCGAATTTCGCTCACCTGTGACCTTAACCGGTGTAATGTCAGTTGATCCGACACCAGCCGGAATATACAGGTTCGCGAAAAGATTGCCATAGCCGGATACCGTGAGCAGTGTAATAGTTGCGGCAGTAGCTGTAAGACGAGAACGCATATTTAACCGCCCCGGAGCGCACATTCCGACAAGGTGTGTTGAGTTCTTGTTCCAGTCCACAGCGGCAGCCTGCGGATGAGCGTCCGGTGTGACAAGCAGGCAATCATTTCGCCCGGTAGTCATGAGTCCAAGGGCTGTGCTCAGATCCGTGTGGAAGGATGGGGTATTCGACTGAGCAAATTGCTCCCAATACTGGTAGCCTGCGCCACCGGCAGCGGGAGCCAGAATATGGACATCGGCGAGCCCGGGGATACCGAAGCGACCGAGGGACGATGATGCGATTTCTCTAAGGCGGGATGACATAAGGTAGTTCTCCTTCTCTATGCGAGTTTTATTAATTAATGAGATTCAGTGCAAATCAACCGGTAGAACCGTCCACTCCGTAAGGACTTCCAAATCCTTGACAATGACGCTGATAGGCCGTAGCGACCGCATTCTTCGTATAAGGATCATCGAACATATCAAAGATTGGTTGATCACGCCAGAAGAAGTTCAGGTCGTGCTGACCTTTGCCGGCGAGCATGAACCAGTAGGTTGATGTGCTCAGATAGTGGCAGACCATGAAACTGAGATCCTCGTCGATCAGGGCGTTGATCTCATTGTCGGCGGTGTACGGTTTGCCCCCGGAACCGAAAATCTCCCGGGCGACAAACTTATTCGACGGCGAGATGACAAGCATACTCGGGGCCATCAAGCGCGGCATAGATCGCTCATCGGTCATGTTCTCGAAGCGGGTGATTGCGTTCTGGATGCCTGTGATGGAAAAGCCAATGTCCGGGGAAGGCCGATTCGCCCAACTCGTGCCATCGAGCTTCGTCTGCGTGGTATCGCAGAGAGAGTTGCCGCTCGTGAAACCTGCGAAGGAAGTCGAGAAGGCGTTATTCAGGATGCTCCAAGCGGAAACCTCCTCCCGATTCCGTCCGGCCCGGGCCATGCAGCGGACCATCTCCTGCATCACACCGTAGAGCTCGTCGCGCCAAGCTTCCCAGGTGATTTCGACAGCCATACCATATGGGGTGGCGGTGTAGGATTTCGTGCCGCCAGTGATCAGCTCATCCATGGTGAATTGTTCACCTTCTGATTTACCCGGCATGGTGCCAAGACCAGAGACCTGGTAATCCGTGATAGGATTCCACTCCATGTCACCCACATTAAAGATGAGCGGATACTCCTTCGGGCGCTCCTTTCCAGTCTCAAAGTAGACCTGCCGAAGATCCGGGGCAAGCAAGCGGCTAATTGTTCCTCTTGATACGGCCATTTTTGTTCCTCCTATTAAATTTCGCGGTCGCGGTTATAGGTTAAATTGCATTGAAAAGAGAATCACAGAATGAGAAATGAACGAGAGCAAGATTATCGCCGATGTCATCTACAAATTCGAGAACGAGGGCCGCAAGGTCGGTGGTGTCGGATGAGTTAATGTACCAAGATGTGGAAGCATCAAGCGAAAGACCATATCGAAGATAGCGATTTGTAACAAGGGAGGTGTAGTCACCACCCGTATCACCAGCAGCAATTCGAGCGCTAAAAACTGCGTTCGGCAAGGCCGGGAAAATCAGTGCGGTTGTCGTATCGGCAACAGCAGCCTCTGCAGCAACACCGAGGATGGTGCCGGTTGTCGGGCCATCAGCAGCCTCAACAGCAAGACCGGAAGTCGCGATGATGATTGCGCCTTTTGCCCACGTAGTATCAGATGCCTTCGTAACGGCCATCATCGGAACCGCACCGCCACCAAGCATTTTTACAGCCTTAATATGATCACCAGTTGTCAGAGCCATCTTTCATACCTCCTGAGTTTTAAAATTACTCTTATCTATATTATGTAAGTACAGGTTTTTTTGGTGATTGTCAAATTTATTTTACCTTGTCTAATTCTGCCCGAACAAAACAGTCTTTTGCCTCAAGTAGTTTGCGCAATCCGGCTGATTTCTCAGCTCCATCAGGTAAAAAATCGTTCATGAAGTCAGCGGTAACTTTTATCTCCCTTGGAACATCCTGAAGATTCCGGGGTAAGTAATTATAAGCGAAATAACGCATTATTGGATTTGACATAATTATCCACGTCCACGAGACTGCCCCGGTAAAGGAATGCCTGGGACACCGCCGGGTTGTTTCATTTGACGTGCAATATTATTCACAGCGGTGTTCTGTGCGGATCGCTTCCGATTGATGATTTCCTGTGTACGTGGATCGAGTGTCGAATTATCGTCAGTACTGACATTCTTAAAGACATTCGGATATTTGTCTGCAATATTTCGCACGTCTGTCTCTAGTCCGTATTGCTGGCGCCGACGAGCTTCGTCTTCTTTTTGACAGATTGAAAGGTAGCGGTCAACTCGGATACACATCAACAGTACGTCGCCCACGCGAATTGTATTGTCTGCCTTACTGATGTCAGCGGCTTCGGGGAATTCTGTAGTTGTTGCAACTGACCAACCCTGGGATTTTTTCTTCCACACCGCGCTACCATTCACATTCACATAATTCACCCAACAGGTTTTCAGATAAGGGTGATTCGCGCCGATGTTCATGTAGTCATTTTCGATATCATTACGAATTTCCCGATCAATGTCAAAGGCACTTTCTGGGAGTCCGACTTTCTCCGGGCCTTGTTCAGCTGCCTGAGCGAGGGTGTCTGTGCGGGCCGCGAGAAGTTCGTCGCGCTGGTAGCCAGGTGGCGGAAGAGATGGTTCGATCCGCTCTGCCTGCTCCGGCTTAATAATACCTGGTGATTCGTTTAGTTCTTCTGCGCTGAATAGTGACATAATCAATTCTCCTCTCCGAAATAGTCTTTGCCTACCTTATTCCAATAGTCTTCCCAACCATCGTAGCCGCGCCGTTGATACTCTTGATCAACTGAAACCCCTTTACTGCGGAGAGCGGTCAGCGCATCGCTACCCAAGACTTTCTTCGGATCTGGAATATCTGCGCCGTATTGCGCTCCGGTATTGCGTCCGCTTTGGCCAGATGGGGCCATTGTCAGGTCTGCCGCTGCCGATCGAAGAATCTCCTCTTTTTGCGCGGCCATAATTTTATCAACATTTTGGCCGACGGCGAGCTGATAGGCGGCTTTTCGCACCTGCGGATTCATGCGCTGATCTGCGGGAAGTTGGCGAAGATGGGCTTCCACGTCCTTTTGCACGATGTCATAATGAGGCATTTGACCGCGTGTGACTTCGCCGGTTAGCTGATTGATGACCTCGACACCCTGAGCGAATCGCGGTTCCATCTCCCGATTAATTTCCATGCGGATCTTACTGCTGTTCAGCTTATCCCGCTCGCGCATGAGTTTGGAAACTGGCTTTCCGTCTTCTACGGCGCTATCAATTGCCGCATCAAGGGAGTCGATTTGGCGGTCGATTCCTGCAATTTGATCGTCGAAGGTCGGGCCGCTCGCTTGAGGAGGTGCGAATTGCTGATGTTGTCCACCGCCGAAGCCCGCTGTTTCAAAGGCATCCAGGCGGTTACGGAGTGCGTCAAAATCGCTCTTCGGCACATAGTCAGGTGGCGTGGGTGGGGCTGATTGAACAGGTTGGCCGGTGATCGGGTCGATAGCGGGGTCCATTTATTTACCTCTCTCAAGTTGTGTCTGCCTCTCGCGGAACTCGGCACGGAAGGAAGATAGGATTTTTTCGTATACTGCGAGCTCTATTGCAAGTGGGGCGAGCTTTGCGCTATCGCCGCTCTTTGATACTTCGACTATTTGTTTGATTAGGGATTGTTGGATTTCAGCGAGCCAGGCGAGGAAATCTGCTTGGGCGGGTGCGTAGTTCATTAGGTATTCTTGCCAGGGGCGCATTTTCACTTATTTCCATAAATAAAGATTAATTTACTGTATCCACATTTTTTACATTGTTTAAAACCTATTGTAATAATTATATCACTATCAGTTCTGATATTTTCAACAAAGGTTTCTTTATCGTGCTTATGAAATAAATCTTTAAACCAAGTAAATACTTGCACTTTGCTGTCTCCTATTGTCCAAAAGGAAGAGCAAGCGGCTCACTGCCACCGCTGCCCGCCATTGCTCCACCCAGCATCCCCATCAGCTGTTGGAGTCCTTGTTGCTGCTGCGTATCAACTTCAATTTTGTTCATCTCATCTTCTACCTCGATTAAGAATAGTGAGGGGTCGCGCACCTGATCAAATGTCCGCATTGTGCGATCTATGACTTCACCTGCGCTTTCTATAATCTTCCGCGCTACCGATACGACTTCTGGGGGTGTCTGCGGATTACTTGCAATCGTAATAAGCTCCAATGTGCGTTGGTAATATTGCGCAAGAATATTCGTGAGCATTATAGCATTTTGCCTTTCAGCCTCCCTATTTACCGTAGAAGATGAAGCAGTCAGTTCGATGTCTACTTGCTCGTCAAATGTCTCACTACGGAGCGCCGCAAGAACAAGCAGCCCATCCTCATAACCAAGAATTTGAAGTATCCCGGCCTCAGCGTTCACATCCCCCGACATGATTCGCTCTTGATAGCGATAAACAGCCTGTGCAATTGCATTCGATATGCAAAGACGCATACTGTCGAAGGCCGGCACAAATCGGCGACTCACCTGTTGAATGAATGACATCGCAGTGATACCGGGTGTGCGCGATGGAATACTGCTGCCTCTACTAACATCATTAATGCCGACACGCTGATTCGCAAGTTGCATTGTAACCATTTGGTCCTGCCAAATTGAGCTATAGACGTCTGCCATCTGCAATGCTTGTAGGTCTTCACGAGGATTCGCGGTCTGCACATATTTCCCCGGCCAGATTTTCATCGTCTCAGACAGATTCTCACTACCTACCCACATTCGACTGTTTGCAAGCAGGACGTTCAGTGTCGCATAGTTATGAACGTCGCTGATCTTCTCCTCATAGGGCATGAGCATTTGCAGAACACCAAGCCCGTAGTACATATGCTCACGTAATTGGTAAACCATTTTCTCAAGTGGCTTCCGGTCCTCTTGCGGGAATCCGACATACAAGATCTTCCGGCCAGAATGATTCCAAATGACAAGTAGCTCCTCGTCGATACCATCAGAGTCAATGTCGAAATTACAATATACGCGCATGATGTCGTAATATTGCATACGCTGATTCGCCGGTTCGCTCACCTTGCCTAGCGACTCCCGCACCTGGCGGATATCGCTCTTCTTGAAAATCGGCTGAATACCATCAACCTGCCAATTCCCCTTCCGAGCCATCATATTGATATCATTCATCGTATAGTAGAAGCGGAGGCCCATTATCGGTAGGTCTTCAATTGACGAATAGGAACCAGCCGGTACGATGACATCTTCAATCGGCATCGCATAAAAGTGGGGGCCGCTCGATAGCACCTTGGCCGATTTTGTCTTTTTTATCTTCTCCACCCAGGGGATGTAGATTTGGCCAGTCCCCAATTTAACGTCTTCCAACACGGCAGTCTCAATGGCCGGACGTAGGCCGAATTCAGTGGATGTCGCTATATGGTCTACAAATCGCTGAAAAGCCTTCGCTGTCGCTGCCGCTTGCGTGTCTCCCTTCATCTTCGGTTTGCTGCGGACGGTGACAAGTGGTGAGATATTAAAGATGAGATCAAGGGCCTGCGCATAGATTGTATCCGCACTAATAGCGCCTATTGTAACTTCAATGTTCGGCGCATTCTCAACCGGCGTATCGCGCACTTCAAGTTTCGGCACCCCCTCGTACATTCGCAAGCACTCTTTCACCACCTTATCGAATTGCCGCCGAAACATCATGGCGTCTTCAAATTCGTTGAAGATCCAATTTGCCAGGTCCGACATCCGTTGCTCGGTGATGTCAAGAATCTGTTTCGCTTTGTGCCTTGTGTAGAATTTTGACATTATTTATACCTTTTTGGAACTTGAGGGATATTGATCTTATTTTTGATTCTGGTATAGGTAGCGCTCTCCATGCTTCTCTTGGAATTTCTCTTGCCATGTTTTGATCGCCACACCCACACCGCACGATAGCTCATATGGTGAAGAGTATTCCACCGTCTGCCCAATTATCAGGGCCCTTTCTCGTCAAAAGACTCATTCATCACCTTTTGGTCGATTAAACACCAGCCACAAGATTTGTTCAATTATTCTGTCATGTTTATGTGCCGTTTAGGTAGCTACCCCAGCGATGTGATCCACTCCGCCAATCAATCCCGTTCCGACCTCTACCCTGAATGAAGCGTAAACAAAGACGGAGCCAACTGAAAAGAAAGTTACCCCAGGAACATGATCCGCATGAAGTGGGCGCTCTTTACGGGAAGGTTATAGCACTTAGGTCAATAAATCCCTTAGAGGCTGAGTTCCCTATCTTATAAATTTCAGCGGTATATACAAGTTTACTGTTGTGTGCTAGGTTATTAACTTGTTTTATTTGCACAGTGACAGTGTCGCCAGTTTCATCCTCGCTCATTGTCGGGGTTATTACCAGAGATGAATACCCGTCTAAAGCTTGGACATCCCCGACAGAATCAGGTGTACCAACTGTGATATTCCCAGAGCTGTCTGATATAGAGGTATAATATATAGTACCAAATGCTGAAAAATTTGTGGCGGTGCTATTTGCGCGTTCGACCAGATAATTTAACCTTACGCCAATACCGTTACCGTCAGGAATCGCAACTGAAAATATATCTGTGGTCACATTATCTGAAAGAGTTACACTATCCGACTCAACTATTTTAACAGATGGACCGTATATTCTATCATCAACCAAAATAACGCCATGATTCTGGTATGTCCCATTTACAGAATCATGATGGTATTGTACCTCGGTATATGTAGATACGTTAATATCGGTTGTCGCCCCGACTATATGGTTATTTTTAACAACAACCGCTGTAGGCTCAGTTGACCCGTAGCTTTCCTTTATTCCTGTTGTATATCCTATTATAGTGTTGTTTTCTATTAAGCACTTGTTTACATTATAGTAATTGCTATCACCGCCAGTCCATTGCTTGTCATTAACCCATATGCCGTTTGATTGTGCATCGACAGTCTTGATCAAATTACCTCTAATCGTAATATTATCACCAGCACCAAATGCATATATCGCATTTGAACACACTACACCCGTGGGGATATTAATTACATTACCGCTCACCAGCACATTGTCATTTTCTTTTAACGTAGCCCCGGCAGTTTCAAATGAAATATAGATGGCCGATGAACCGTCTTGTATGTACGTAATGTTATTCCCTGACACCACAACATCTTTCCCACCATTTACCAGTATCCGACCGCCGGTAGTTGTTATAGTGTTGTTTTTAATTAAAACATTTTCATTGTACCCATGCACAGCTATTGCATCATCCAACGCACCAAGAATGGTATTGCCTGTAATCTGTTGATGCGATCCACTCGATAAACTTATCCCCTGTTCGCCTCCCGCCCCAGCAGTCGCCCAGGATTGTACAATGTACGTACTTGTTAACAGATTATCTTTAATCTGTGTATTATTTGCAGATATAGTGAATGCTGAGATAGCGTCACCGTAATAGTCATATATCTGGCAGTCATGTATGTTTGTGCCATTAACATCGGAACTGTCCCCATCGTACTGACCACCGATAATAATCCCCCCTATTCTGGCAGAGTCCCCGTCAACCCGACCAGAATTTCTGAAATTTTGGTCCAGTGTAATACCGTGGATATGTATATTATCAGCC